TGTAGATCGCCTTCAGTGTTTTGGCGTTCGCGGATTCGAGGAATTTGAACGTGTACGACACGGAGTGTTCCTGGCGGACGACCTTCACAGTGTCGCCGCCCCACGCCTTGATCTTCTCATCGGTGGCGTCGATGGTCTTGGTGACGCCGTCATCACCGACGTAGCCAAGCTTTTCGAACGCGGCAGGCAGAGCGGTGGTCGCGTCCTTCGGTGCGGGGGTGGTGCCGAGTGGGGCCATTGTGACCCCGCCAGTGCCGGTGACGGGCGCGCCAACCAGGATGGCGGCGATTCCTTCAGCCATGATTGCTCCTTCTCAGAGGTGAATTGCGTCGGCTCCTTGGGGAAGTGACCAGCCAGCTAGCGTTGGTTGATCTTGACCGCTTCACCTCTGAATGCGAGGGCAACGGTCATCGCATACCCGGGTGTGCGAGTCTGTTCATCGGGCGACCAGGTGGGCCGCATGATCGTGTCGCGCCAGTACACCCCGGACTGCTCAGCCGGCCATTGGCGTAGCAGGCCGTAGACGGTGCGGGCCGCCTCGGATGCCACCGCGTGGTCGGGGTGTGCGATCTCGATCATCAGCCGCGCGTCATCGAGCACAACCTCGTATGCCCCGCCGCCACCGACATCGGTGACAACGATCAGTAGGCCATCCCACGCCCACCCTTCCGGCACCTCGGGCACTACAAGCGGGTAGTAGCGGGACAGATAGCGGATGCATTCAAGCATTGGGTCCGGGAACCGCACAATGCTAGCCACGCCCGGCCTCCAGTGCTTTCAGCAGCGCGTGATGCTTGCGGTTGTGGAAGTGGGCGTGCCCGGTGGCCATCACCGATACGGCGGCGCGAGACTCCTCCAACATAAGATCGGTCACCTTGTAGCCCATATCCTCTCCACCAGCGGCCTCGGCGATCTGGCGGGCATACCGCATCAACTCAGCCCGCACAGCTGGCGCGTTCAACAACTCACGGAACCCGGCCTTGGACAGCACGATGTCTTGTTTCTTGACCATGCACGGTCACCCCTTGATATTTCGTAGCGCAACCTCAACCCCGAACCCGCGTCCGGTGAGGCCGGTCACCCAATCCGCTGGGGTGCCTTCCACCTGGTAGCGGCGGCCACGCACCGTGAACTCGTCAGCATCACCGACCCCAGGGTTGCTAGGCAGGTAGATCGTCATCGAAGTCACCACCCGATACGAGTGACGCTGTCTCGGTTCACCAGCCGGGCCGGGTGTGCCGGGGGCAACAAGCACGCCAGCCAGCTGCTTGTCCGCGCCGAACATCTTGTGTTGGCGCCCGTAGACATCAGTTGATTCTCGCCCGGACGCTGGATGCCAGATGACTGTTTCACCGCGCATGGCGACACACTCCCGGACGCATAAACAGATGGTCGTAGTAGTCCGGTTCGGGGAAGTCTCCGAGCGGGCCCGCACTGGGCGCTGTGGTGCTGCACAGCGCTTTTAGTGCAGCCTTGTCGTCGGCGTCCAATATGCCGCGGCCCCCAGTGATATAGGTGATGGAGAATGGGCCGCGTGTCTCGGCTTGCGCGTATGCTGGCGCGCCCATCAGACGATCGATTGCCCGGAAGGCGATCAATTTTGCCTCGGCGCGGGCACCCTCGTCAGCTCCCGGCATGCCCAAGCATGGGGCTATCCGCAGCACTGCCGAGTTCGCGGCGGCGTGAAACAGCACAGTCCAAGTAGCGGGCAAGCCCGGGATGGCCACAGCTAGTTCATTGGATGTAAAAAGTTCAGCCATCCCGGGCTCCCTTCAGGACTTCTTGGCGGGTCGGTCGGTTTGCTCCTTCGCATGCTCCGCTTCGGGTTCCACTTCGGGTTCTACGATGATGAAGCCTTTGGCGACCAGGCGGGCTAAGACCTGCTCGGGCACACCCGCGGGCACCCGCTGCCCACGCTCCACGATCAGGTCTGCGGGCCCGACCTGCACCCTGACCGCGTCAGCAATCACACGCGCGGCCATCACAGACCGGTCCCGGTGATCTCGACCGCCGCGTTCGGGTTGCGCACCACAGGCACATCCGCCTTGCGGATCTGGATCCGGGTCGCGTCGTTCTTCTCGCGGAAGCGGGCCACCTCAACATTGGACCGGTCGTCGGCCACCGAGGACAACGCCACATACTCCGGCGACGCGATCTGCTCGTGCCCAATACCGCCCAGATTGTCGGCGTCCAACACCGTCGGCACCCACCCGGCGGGCAGATCGTCCGAGGTCACCCAGTCCAAGCCGAGCACATTCGGCCAAGAGCCGGACAATACCGGATTGCCGGCCTCGCGCGGCAGGATTGCCATCAAGGATGGGGCGACGGCTGCATACTGTGCGCCGGTCATAACCACGGTCGTGGCTCTATACCCCCTCCGCTGCGCACGGATCTGCGCCTTCGCGGCCTCCACATTCGCGACGATCGTCGCCCCCGCGCTGCCACCGGTCCACGCGCCACCGGCGACGGTTTGGGTGACCGCAGAGGCAATGGAGGACATGGTGAGTGAATCGAAGGACGACACGATGGTGTAGGCGAGCATCTGGATCGCCCGCTCCACGGGGTCGAGTTTCAACCGGGTCACCTGTTCGTCGGTCACCTCGGCGCCGAAACCCTTCTTCATCGCCGCGATGATCCGTGGGGTGTCGGCATTCAGGCTCACCAGTGGGTATTCGCCGCCGGGGACGATGGTCTCCGGCCCCTCTTCGGCTTCGATGGCCTCGTCGGGCAGGTAGACGACAGCACCGCCCTGGATGTCATATCTGCCTCGCAGCAGGTGGTGCGCGAGGAAGTTATGGTCGGACAGGATGTCCGCGAAACGCCGTGCCAACTCGGTCGGAGACTTCAGGAAAGCCATCACCTGCGCCACGGTCGCATCGGCCGCCAGCGCGGAGCCGGGAATCGGATAGGTCAGCATTACTAGTCTCCTTCTCAGATCCGCGTGACCTGGACTGGGTCGCCATCGCGGGCAGCGGCGGTGAGCGCGATACCCAACACACGGCCGGTGGTGGCGGTCTGCGCCTTGCCGGACGCAGCGGATTCCACTGCGGAGCCGGCGGCAATGGCTGCGGCGGCGGTCATCGTGTCCACCGGGCCAGCCAAGTGGACAACCACCGCGTCGTCCACGGCAGCATCATGGGCGGCGGTACCAACAGCCTTGGTCGAGGCCGCACCGGACACTCCGACCTTTCGGTCGCCGGTCACTTCAACCACCTGGCCGCCGGCTAGTGCGGTCGTGGCGGTGAAAGTCACGGCTTGGCCCGGCCCGAACTTCAACGGATGATCACCCACGTCACTTCTCCTTCGCGGTGTAGAGGGCGCTGTAAGCTCCCTCTTCGGTTTCGGGGGCGCCCGCAGAGCCGACAGCCTCCACGGGAATCAGGCCGGCAGCCAGCGAACTGAGGACGGCGGATACGCCCTCCTCGTCGGCGGCGAGCGCGGCCATCCAGTGGTCGCGGCGGGCCGGGGCGATCTTGCCCTCGCCGATGGCGTCCTCCACCAGCTTCGCGCGGCGCGCCAGCACCTGTTCCTCACGGGCCTCGCGCCCCGCGGCGGCGTCAGCGCGCAGCCGATCGAACTGGTCCTTATCGACCAGCACGGTGCCGTCCGGTACCGCATTCACAGGGGCCTGCACCTGCTCGGACAGTGCCTTATCGACTGCCGCGAGCAACTGCTCGTCGGTCACCTCATCGACCGGGCTGTTGATCCCGAGCAGGCCGTGCAGGCCCAACTTCAAAGCGTCACCCACGGTGACCTCCTCCTTAGTGGGTTCCTCCAGCTCAGATGAGACCGGGGGTACATGGGCGGCCTCCAACGCGGCCGCAGGGGATGGGGCATCGGCGCGGCACCGGTAGCGGAACCGCGACATGTCGAACTGGGCCACGGGTTTCGCCTCCGTTTCGACGGTGCGGTCGGCAAGCCCGGCAGCAACGGCTTCATCGGCGGTGAACCACGTCTCGGCGCGCATCAGTTCGCGCCACGCCGCCACTTGCCCCTCGGCTTTCGTGGCGTACATACGGGCAATCTCGTTGCACTGCTTCGACATCAGCCGAGCCATGTCCAACAGGTCGGATTCGTTGCCAACAGCGATGGCCCACACATCATGGATCATCAACTGAGCCCCCACGCCCATCACGCACTCGTCGGCAGCCACGGCAATGACGGACGCAGCGGAGGCCGCGACCCCGTCCACAATGGCCACAACACGGGCCCTGTGTCGCGCCAACTGGTTGACAATCGAGAACATCTCCCACGTCTCACCGCCGGGGGAGTTTATGTGCAGACGAATCTCCGTGGTTTCGTCCGGCAGCACAGCGAGCGCCATCGCGAACTCTTTCGCAGAGACACCCCAGTCGCCGCCCCACGAGTCTATTGGGTCATACAGGTACAACTCGGCTATGCCGCCGTCCACCACGACGGGCGTGAGGATCGACGCCCTGCTGCCCACCTTGGGCGGCTCAGCCCCTCGGAACCTGTACGTCTCACCGCTCACAAGTGCTCCTTTCGTTTCCTCGCGGCGCAGAGATTTGCCCCGGAGTCGGCGCAGGCGTGGGTGTGCCGACATCCCGCACGGTGCTCGGGTCTGCCTCGGGTAGCCCGAAGCGGCGGCGCATGAAGTCCTCAAGGGTGTCGTCGGGCCGAATCACCTTGGTTTGCACCAGCGACTGCATGGCTTCCGCGGTCGGCGGTGACTGGGAACCGATCTCGTCGAACACCACACGCGGTGCAGGCTCCTCCTCACCCCAGTTCAAATCCACCAAATCTTCTACAATGTGTTGAGTAGCCACATCGGCCACATACAACGCCACCGTTTGCAGGCTCAACGCGAAGAAATCTGCAAAAGTCGTGCCAAGCGCCCAGGAGCCAGTTTGCTTACCCAAATTCAGGAAGTGGGCCAAAGCCGCCTGGGCCATTTGCTCGTCGTAATACCGGATCGGCTTATCAAGATCCGGCAGATCTCCGGTAACACCCTTAAAATCCAAACTTGCGCCGTGTGGCACCGCGGCGCCGGCATACTCGCTAGACCGGGACGCTTTCGCCACCTTGAGCCCGCGCTCCAAGTCGGCCTTCTCGCGCTCGGCCTGCACTTCCGGATCCGCGGCTTCGTCACGAGGTGCACCCGTGTACACCGCGATGCCAAGTCCATTCCGATCCCCAGAGATAGCCTGTACCCGCAATAACCGATCCTTGAGCAGCCAAAACTTGTAGCTCGGCCGCAGCAGCGAAACCCCGAACCAGTTCCCGCCCTCACGCTCATTGACGTAGGCCACCAATCGATCGATTTTCATGCTCGCCGACTTCTGGGTGACCAATTTCAAACCGCCGTCGGCATCGACCTCAACGAAACTGATAGTCGGCTGCGGGCGCTCACCGAGTTTCCGCAGCCACAACATCCCTTCCTGGTATTCGTACACCTGTTCGAAGAACGCGAAACCGAAATCCAGGTGCGTCAATGCCAAACGCAAATGCTCATGCCATGAGAACCGTCCCTTGCGGCGACGCCGATCCGATTCACCAGATCGGCCATCCAACGGCAGGCCGAGATTGCGTGACACGAACTCGGCCACCTCGGGCCGCACGTCTCGCGCATCCAACCACCAATTCGTGCGCTCTATTGGCAGTTTCACAGCCCGCAACACCGACTGCAATTGAGTTTCCTCGCGGCGCATTCGGCTGTACACCTTCACCGATGACGGAAAACGCAGTTCCGGGTTGTCCTCCAAATCCGGCTGCAGCGCACCCCACCCAGGAATACCGCCGTGCACCACATAGCCCTTTTCACCGGTCGGACCCACCAGGCCACCCCCTCAGAACCGCATCGTCAACACGTCACCAGTTCCCGCAAGCAGCAGATCGTTGCTGGCAGCCACCCGTACCTCAGCAGGCGGGGCTCCGCCACGCCTAGCTTCCAGCCGCTTCAGGCCCCACAGGGCCCACGTCATCGCCTGCACCACAGTCACCGGCTCCGACGGGTCGGATTGATCCCACGTCCGCAGATTCCCTGCCCGTGACATCACCCGGGGCACCGCGCTCTGTAGCGCGATCGTCACCTCTGGCTGATCCGGGTGCGCCACATGGCCAGCATTGACATGCTCGACGATCAAGTCGAAAGCGGCCGCGACCTCGGACATATTCATGCCCAGCACTCGCACCCCGGCCGCCGCCAGATCGGGCAGGATCGGGGCACAGTTTCGCTCGTCCAGCACGATCAGCCCAACCCGAAGGTTGCGCTTGAGTTCGCGCAGCGCGCTCGGAACCCATAGCGACTGGGCTTGGGTGTCCATGTGCTGCAGCAGGATCTTCCCGTCCTCGGCGCGTTGCGCTGCGGCGATCGACGACCATCCGCCGCCGCGACCGAGCGCTACAGCGAGCACTACCGGGCGATCCGCGGACACGCGCTCGTCCCGGACACCCCCAACCCAGCGCGCTATCTCCAGATCGTTGACCGACTCGACGGCCTGCTCTGGCGTGTTGGGCCAGATCGACAGGTACTGCCGGGCGAACGACTCGGGAGACGAATCCTTGAACCGCTCCCACGCGTCGGCGATCTCTTCCAGCCTGACCCGGTACCCGAGTCCCGGGCATCCCTGCCGCCACACCTCGATGTCGCCGAGATTGATCTGTGCAGCCCTCACAGGATCGTCCGACCTGTCTGGGCTGTGCTCAATCCACCCGACCCGCTCGACACCACCCCGCCGGCCACGATCGCGCAACCCCTCGAAATACGCGCCATCCTGGTCCTCTTTCGGGACCGTTCCGGTGAAAAGCACTTGTGGCATCACTGATGCCAGTACAGTCGGCAAGAGCGCCTCGATGACCGTCATCGGAGTGTTCTGAGCCTCGTCAATGATCAGCACATCCGGTGATTTACCGATACCCGCATTCCCCGTCCGAGTCCGGTATTCGATGATTGTTCCGTCGCGGAACTCGAACCCCAAACTCCCCGATGCGGCGGACACGCCAGAAATGCCCTGACTCGTCTCCCGACCACCCCCCTTGAGTTGGGCGCGCAGCACTGGGGATCTCAGCAGGACATTCTTCATGCGCCGCCACGCACCCCGTGCGGTGTCGCCCTCATGCGCGGTATGCAAAATCCACTTAGGCATGCCATCCGGGCGTGGCCACAGCAGCGCGTGCGTCAAATCGTAGATCAACAGGACATTGCCCTTGCCCTGCTGGCGGGACACCAGCAGCCCAAACTCGCGAGCAGCCCACTGCCCATCAGCGTCAATTGATCCGATCGCCTCAAGAGCGCCGTCCTGCCATGGATCATTGACCAGCCCGGCAAGGTCGGTAATATCGCGGAAATCATCGATCCGCGACCCGATCCGCGACGGCGGCAGCGTCTTGACCCGCGGTTCTTGCCTGCCGCGCAGCACGGACGGCGGCGAGTTGATCAGCAAGACTCGACACCCCCTGGCCACCGCCAACAGACCCGTCGGTCGTCAACTTCTCCAGTTCAGCGTTCACCTCGCGCAATTCACGTGACGCGGGCGCCACAGATCTCGGGCTCTCCTGGAGGGCCCACATGATCACGTCCATCAGTGCGCGGCGCTGGCGCCGCAGATCCTTCACCCGCACCGAATCACACTCTGGCTCTGGCGTGTCAGCCGCGGCCGGCGCGCCGCGATGTTTCGCATTCGCCGCGCGATGAGCGTCCCTGCACGGAACACACGGCTCCTCCCCGCGCCGCAAGTGCCTGCGATACGCAGCATCCGTGCCACACGGAGACGGACGACGACCCATTGCCCAACACCACCCAAAAGACCCCAATTAACCCACGGAGAAAAATGCCTCGGTGGCGCCCGGGACGGGGCAATTTCTCAAAAATTCCTTTTCTGATGGGGGGTGGGGGTTATGACGCTGGCCGGATTGTCGGCAAGGTTGTGTCGGATTTTGCCGCGTTGCATCGGCGGG